ATGCTAGTATCTTTTGATAATAATGCAGCAACTTTTTTATAGTTAAATGATTCACTTAATAAATTAAATTCAAATACAATGTCACCTGTATTATTAATATTTCTATAGGTTAACGGAAAAAATAATTCAGCATCGTTAATGCCAGTGCCAACTTTGTATGAAAACAGTTTTGTTCCTAAAAACGTTGTACCTTCATAAATTGACGGGTCTCCGTAACTACTATTATTTTCATCGAAAATATCAAATAATGGAGGCTGATTTACTGTTGTTTTTAATTGGCCTGGTAACCAGGCAGTACCGTTATACCAGTACATCTTTCCTTGGTTACTATTCCCTAATTTAACTAATACAGTTTGATTTTCAACAGGTGTTGTATCAACATCTTCAACTAAATTAATCTGTCTTCTATATCCGCTAAAAACTTCTAACTTATGTATTCCATCACCTATGGCAAAAATATCAACTTTATTAATAAAATTTTTATCAGTAAACAATCTAATTTGTGTGTCATTAATTACAGATACATAATAAACTTGTCTGTTAATTAACCCTGCAATTTCGTCATTTCCGTTGTTAAGATAAACAACTTGATATCCAGTTATTAATCCATGTGCTGTAGAAAACGTAATAATGTCTGCAGAATCATTTACTTCTGAAAAGGCATTAAACTCAATTTGACGTCCTGGCACTGTTATTGAAACAAAATTTACTTTAAATGTTTTTCCGTTAACATATCTGTCAAGATCGGCTGTAAACAATACTCGCATACCATCTGCTAATGGTATCCCATCAATGTTATATCCCAGCGTTCCTTCAATTGTTGAAAATACATCATCTGTAAATGTGTCAATAACATCTACATTTTTCTTAGATTGATAACCAAAATTAAATAATTTTAACCCTGCGTTAAATTCAATAATAGGTCTAGTTGCTCTCTGTGTTTGATCAAATTCTGGAATGATGCCATTAATTTTTGCAGTAGCAGTAATTACATCTTGGTGGAACCAACGATTGTATCTACTCCACTGGTTTCTATCGACGCTAGATCGATTTATAATAATATAATCTTTAACTTTAGGAAAAGAAGTAAGAGTACTAAAAGGTGACTTATCAAATGGTTCATCATCGAACAATAATGCTTGTTCTTCAGAGTAAGAACTAATTATTTCAAGGTCGTCTTGATTGACCAGTTTGATTGCAGAGCCCACTCCTTCAACGTACCAATATCCTGTTTCATATTGTTCAGGAACTACTTGTCCTGCAAAAGATAGTTTCATGCCATTTGCTAAAGGAACGCCGTTACTAAGTGTATAGGTCTTTTTTCCTAAAATATCTGCATTTACGTCTAAAAATGCGTTTTCATCAATATCTTTAATTTCTAAAACACCGCCGGTATTTGCATCAGCTTCGCTAACATAAAATAAAACATCAGGCGCATCTAGAGAAACTTTAAACGTGATAATACCAGTTTCTACAGTTGATGCAGAAACTCCAATTGTATATTTTTCTAATTCGCCTGCTACCCTAATTGTTTTAATAGTAAAAGGATTGTTTGGTGAGTTGATGGAAAAGTTATATGTTTGACCTCTATATAAAGTTAATGTAGGATTTCTAGTTAATCCATCTGGACTAAACAAAAATGCATAATTGTCACCTTCGTCAACAGAGGTAACTGTATATGTGCTTTCTATTTCTTGTTGTTGTCCTTGTACTTCTATTGAGGCCGGGCCGTATGGTAGCCAATAATATTGTTGGAAGTTTACAAATTTATCCCAGCTGACGTGAGGATTCCATGCGTAGAATTCTTGTTTATTAATTCTATTATGATCGTTAGTAATGCCACCATTTGTCTTAATATGATTTATATGATCAACATAATCTTTATAAAAATCAACATTGCCTAATTGATCTTCAATTACTGCTGTTGGTTCTAATTGATAATTTTGTCTGTCAGCATCTGTTGCTTTAACAAATATATCTGAAGCATTTACAGATTTGGCATTTTGTCTACCAATATATCCTGTTAATTTTTTAACAGTTCCTGGTTTTGTTAATTGGTCTAAGGTTGCCGATAAGAATTTTTTGTTGCTATCTGTTCTGTAAAACTTAGGCAACAGACTAGAAGTTGTTCTGTCGTCATTATTAGAAATAGGTAGACCTGATTCGTTTTGAGTAGACATTAATTGTTTCCTGCACTAGTAATTGTTTGTTGACTGTTAGTTGTTGCGTTATATGTTATTGATCCTGAACTTCTAATCTTGCTTGCAGTCACAGCAGATATAATTTCAATATCATCAACAGTTGCTCCGTTAATAAAAATTTGATCTTTTTCTGCACGTATTTCATATAAGCTACCAAACGTTAACGATGCCTGTTTTGGTACAATAATAAAATTAACAATGTTAGGAGCAAGTCTATTCATTACGTAGGCTGATAGTTCTGTAAAATAGAAATTATCACCAAAGTCCCAATTTTCTAAACTAAAAAACTCAGTTATTGCAGATAGTACTCTAGATTTGATATCATTATCACTTACTACTACTTCTGCATTTTTAACAATTTTAAATGAGGCTTGTAAATCAATACTAGACTTTGACCCAAATAATACTTTATATCTTGCAGGATGATAGATTATCTCATCACTGATAGATTTAATCTTGTTTAATTCTAAAGATAGTAAATTATATAAAGCATCTGAACTTGGTGGCAGCGGCTCTGACTCTAAAGTATTTTCAAGCCATTTTCTAAATTCTTCATCATAATCTTTAGTTAAAATAAAGATATCTACAATATTTGTAAGTCCTGGATCAATTCTTGATTCATAATCGGCATTGTGAATATATTGAAATTTAATGTTATTACGTCCGGCAAATACTGCATAATCTAGCGACACAATAAATCCAGAAACAGCACTGTATTTTTTAACTACATCAGTATCTATAAAATAATAATACTGACCGTCAACCCCACTAATAGGTTGTGTTTCTAATACAATAACGACGCCGCTAGAGTTGTCAATCCATCTATAGTCTTCTTGACTTTCTTCTATTGAATATAATTCTAGAACAACGTATTTTGTTACAACATTGTTAGTAGGAGCAACAATTTCTTCAAATATATTAGGATTATCTACAACTCCGTCGTCATCAGTGTCACTGAAAGTAATTTGTATTTTTTTAGTATCTACATATCCATCTAGACCTCTAAATTCTTCCGTGATTTCCCAATCTGTATCAATAGTAAATGGGTACACCGAGTCTGGTTTTCTGTTAACACTTAAAACTTTAATTTTATCTTTAACAACAGTATTAGATCTAGTGTCATAAATTTTATCGCTAGCATCAAAATAAAATCTTAATTGCTTGTCGCTTTCAAAAATGTATCTTAACAATCTAGATTTTACTGTATAAAATTCTGAATCTGTAGTAAACAAAATTAACCAACTTGAGTCCAATTGTTGATTACTATTGTCGCCTTGTTTCCCAAGACTAAAATTATTAGAAATATTTAAATTAACTTCAAAAATTATCTTCCAAGTTCTAGACTCAATATCATATCTTAAACCAAATGGTTTATTTGAAAACATTAGATCTACCATTGTTGCTATAGTATTGCTTTCAATAGTTGATCGCCATGCTGGGATAACTTGTTTTAATACTGCATTCGTCGGTATAATATCATTTAATAAAATAGTACCTGAGCCATCAGTTAATACACCAGTATCATTATTTGTTCCATCGCCGGCTACTGTTACAATTTTACACCATAAGGTAGTAGTAGAATTAAAAGGAAAAGCAGTTCCGGGAGATACAGTTACTATTTTATTATTGTTACTTTTATCAAAATATTGTAATGCAGGATCAGAAACTTCAAACTGCACTAATGCTCCAGGTGTTGCAAATCTTAACAGTGTACTTGTATACGACCCAGTTTTATAAGGTGTTAATGTGTTGATATCACCAATGTAACCAGTTGACTGATTTGTTTCAACTGTTTTTTGATTCCATGACACATTTAAAGATGTTGTTGCAATCCTAAAAAATTTAGAATAATAAAAATCTCTAAGTTGTTTTGATTTTAAAACTTCTGATAACTGATTATAAATTACTGCTTCAATGTCAGTTTTTGTAACGTAGCTAAATCTAAAACTATCGTCATATTCTTCTTTGTATAACGCACCGTCGTCAGCAAATAAATTTGTCTTAGAATATTTTCCTGTAGGATCTACAAGATCAAAATATCGACTAATGCCACTAGAACTTCTATTAACTGATTTTACTTTGATTACCTGTTGGTTAACACTTAAAGGAGCAATGTTATAATCTTCTCCTGTAATCATTCTATTTTGTGTATAGTATGTTGCAGGAGCATTAGCTTTAATAGTTGAACTAGATTCTGTTGCTGATGCGTTAGCAACAGAATTTGTAAGACTAACTGTAACTGACAATGTTTCAAATTGATTTACATTAGAAACGTAAGGAATTTCAATTGTTACATTTCTAATATCTTTAGGATTTATAGTGTAGCTAACGCCTGAACTTTGTCTATAGTAAGTTCTAAAAGTACCTCTTGGAAGATTTCCAAAAGTTCCGTCACTAAAGTTTAAACTAACAGTGTCGTCGTTTTTAGTAACTACAGCATAAATGTTTCTAATATTTTTTTGTAGGCTATTATAGATTGTATTGTTGCCTTCTAGAGCAGATATTTTTGCCCAGTATTCAGACTCAAGACCATTGCTGTCTAGTTTGTACAACCATACGTCATCATTGTTAATATTAACTGCATCAATATCAACTGTTTCATTTGTACTAGGTTGGTCAATTGTGAATGTACCTTGATTTAATACTCCTTGACGGAAATGTATAAAAAATCCAGTATTTGAACTGCCGTTGCCACGGCCGTCGTTTCTATATAAGAATGCTAGCCTGTTACCGACTGCTGGTGGCTCTTCATAAATTTCTGTTTTATCTTTAAAGACTGTAGACACAATTTCAAAAGACAAACTTCTGCCATCAACTGCTTTAGTAAATCCATAAACAGGCACATCAGTATTACTGGCCTGGAAACGATATTGTTCTGTAGGAATTCCATAAATCTCTGCTCGGTCGTCAGGATTACCGAACTGGCGGGCTTGTGGCAAGGCAGCGTTGATAACTTTGATAAATTGATCGTACCAATTAGGATTTGCAGGATCATTCCAAGATACTACTTGTCCTGATAAATTACGACCGTTACTATCGTATATGTTCTGTGTTGTAGCAACTGTGACAAATTTTAATAGGCCGTTTGCTGTGATGTTTCTTTTAGGATTATAACTTAACAGCTGAGCCAATCTCAATACTGACTCTCGACGCTCTGCAAGCTCAAGGAAGTTATCCCTAGCGTTCATGTCGATTCTAAATGCTAGACTTTGCCCTAAAAATGCAATAAGGTCAATTAATGCTAGGTATTCGCTTGATTCAATGTAGTCGTTAAAATCTTCAGGATAATTTTCTCGAATATACTGAACCATTACTCTACGTAGGTTCTCAAAGTCGTAACTTTGGAAATCTGCACTGCGGAAGCTTTGGTAGATACGCTTCCAATCTTCTGCTACTAGTAATCTATTTTGTCTATCAGTTGTTGACATACGCTGTCCCAATTATTGAGTATTTAGCGTATATTATTATGTGGGCAGTTAATTATAAATTAATCCGTTAGCTTGATCAAATTTAAATTGCAATGCTTCTTGTATGTTGTATGGTAGGTAAACCAATGTACATTCAACTTGTATACCGGTTTCGTAAGCAGTTATAACAACTTGATCTGCACGTACTCTAGTGTCGTAGTTGATAATTGTCTCAACGTCTTTAGTTATAGTTTCAATTACTTCATCGGTTAATGGTTCAAAAATAACATCCCAAATGATAGTACCAAACGTAGGATTTTCTAATCTTTCACCTGGTCTAATATGAAAATGATTTAAGATATCTTGTTTGATCAACTGTAAATCGTATAGGGCAAAACTTTCAGCGGCCGTAGATACTGTACTAAACCCTTTATAAGTTTTGCTGCCCAGGGCAGCTTGTTGTTGTATACTGCCTTTTAAAACAATTTTATCGTATAATCTAGACGTTGCCATAATAATATTTAACCTGATTTAGAGAATGTGTCTGTGCTTGTAGAATACTCTCGCCATTTTTCAGCAGCACCATTAAAGTCGCTGGTAAAATCTGTTTGAGAGCTTACTTCTTCACCATCTGTAGATTCGTATCTTCCGTCCTTATCCCTATCAGTTTCACCAGGTTTAAAACTTACAGGATCTAAATTTTCATGGTGCGGATAAGGTTCAGGTGTTGGTATTCTACGTACTATAGATTCTGTACTAATTAACGATTGCCATTCATCTTGGCTGGTTAAATCAACCATAGTATGCAACTTTAATCGTTGTGGTAATCCTGCTTCACTAGCTTCACTTGCAGAGTCAGCACCTCCTGGTGCTGCGGCAGTAG